ATCTCTGAGTTACTTTTCTAAGTTAGTTAATTCTTAAAACACTCAACCCACCGCAAGGTGGGTTTTTTTATACCCCTGATATTCTTGGATTATATGTTGATTTAACTCTTCTTGAAATATAATCAGATGAACGATCATACTTCATAATATTTTTGTGGTCTGTTAGAAATAATGATAAAAATTGTGGTTTCAATACTTTAATTCTTCTTTTTTCCTCATTTAATTTAACTTCATACTGATAATATGAAATTTCTGCTACTACTTCACTTGAAAGAACTTTTACTACCTGTCCAGAAAAATTTAAATATTCAAAACTAAATTCTTTATCTACTTGTAAACCTGCAGGCATTACAACTCGATTATATTCATCAACTATTTTTCTCGTTTCATGATGTTTAACACTAGCAATAACAGATTCTGATCCATATTTTTCTAACATATATTCATGTAAATCATTATGTTCAAGAGGCCACTGATCTCTAACATTTGTAATATTGTTTGTCGTAAGCACAACCCAATCTAATTCTGAGTCGTCATATAAAGTTTTAGCAACCATGTCTGGTCTCATACCTTGTTCAATGTAGTAATAATTAAAAGCAGTAATTGCTTGATCAACGTCAGATCTTAACTTTGATCTTTTAAAAATATTTTTAACAATAATTCTATCTTCTATTTTATTTCGATTAGGTAGAAGTGAAGTATGTGCTATGTTAGGTAATTCTTCGAAATATGCCATTAGTAACCTACTCCGTTTTCTGGAACAAAACCAGTTAAATTATCATACTCGAATGGATCTTCCTCGTAATCAGTATTATAAATTGGTTCTAACTCTTTAAATTGTAGTGATAATATGGAAGATGTTGGTTGACCCTTTTCATAAGCATTCCACATTCCTTGTGGAGTGTAGTTTACTGCAGCACCAACACAAGCACAGGTTTTCATTCTTAAAACAGAATGGTTTCGATTATTTATTTCTGTATTAGTTTTTGATGTTCTGAAAGATATGTCAAAAACATTTGGTGTTGCCAAGAAATATGATGCACCACCAGCACCACTTCCTTTTCTTTTTTTAACTGCCATACCTTGTTTAAAAAATCGAATGATATTATTAATACGAGTTGCTTCTTCCTGACTACGAGGACTCATCTTCCAGTTGAATCTAAATGCTCTCAATGTAGGTGCATTGAAAAGTAATTGTAAGTTAGAGTTTGGAATTATACCTGCACCCCTTGCAAGAATTGCCTCTGGAGATAAACCAAAACCTGCTAAGTTTAACAGACCAGAACCAAGAACGCTTCTCCCCAATAATTGTGCATCTAGATTACCATCCAGTGCATTTTTTGCTGCACCGACTGCTTCTCCAAGTCCCTCACGAGTACCAGTGAGTGCTGCACTTAATCCTTGGAGTAAATTTTTATCTCCTTTAGCAATATCTTCTAAAATTTTTAAACCTCCACTAACACCACCAGATGCTAGAGTTGCTGCAGCTGCAGTGATTGCATTCAATTGATCTTCACCCCATGCCACATTGTTTGAATCTGTTAAATCATTTGGCATTGGAAGTTTAACTAACCCGACTACTTTTTCTTTTGGTGTTCCCATCTTTAAACCTTTTTCCAATATATTTCCAAATTCAGTTATAGAATCACTACCTCCGAATAAAATACTGGGACTAGTTGCTTGGTATGTAAACTGATTTATTTGAATATAATCTTGTGTATTACCATAGTCAGCATCTATTGGATACTTTAAATTTTTTAAACTTAGTCTTTGTAAAAAACGATCAGAACTATGTAATCCCTTATAGTTTCTATTAATTTCATCTTGAATTGCTTGATTGCTTGCATCTTGGAATTCCTTATTTGTCTCAATACCTGCATCTTCAATTTCTTCTTTAGTCATTATATTTTGTGGTTTGACTTGCGAACTATTTGTTTTTTTCATTTTATCATACTGATCAGTTGTTGCAGACACAAGTTCCTTTTCTACTTCAATTAACTTTTCTGTTTTCCAACTCTCATAAGGTTCCTCACTTTGATCTAAACCATTTTCAATTGCTCTAAGATAGTCATCTCGACCCGCATAGAAATCTACCCCTGTTTGAGTAAATGATGCTCCATTTTCCTGATTTGGTTTGGAAAAATCATAAAAAGGTATTTCGTTTGAATTTCTGTTTATTGACTCCTCAGTAGGCCCAGATGGTAAACCTGGTATAGCAAGTGTATTACCTTGACCAAATGTAAGTATTTGTTCACCATTAGCATTCATGAATAACTGAGCTCTTTTGTCAGCAGCACCATCATAATCAAAATCTGCAAGTTTCTTATAATTTTCAAGATTAACTGTGTTGTAATATTTTGAAGTGATTGCATACTCTTTCTCAAATTCTTCCGCAAATTCAGCATCAATATTTTCTCCTGCGATTGCTCGTCCAGAATGTCTATCGTATGTAATTCCTCCAGATGTATATGTTCCTAAATGTGCCATTTAAATACTATTCCAAGCCTTTTGTGGTGATACCTTCTGTCCGTATTTATCAGAGAAATTCTCAGTTACTAATTGTGCCACACTTTCATACTCTTCAGGATCAGGTGGAATGATAAAAATGTCTCCGATGTTACTGTAAAAATATCTGTGTAATGTCTTCTTTGGTAATATGAGACTAGTTTTATTGACAAGACCTTTTGCAACTCCATCACGATAGTCTGGATTTAGATAGTGTAAGTTGCCACCAAGCATCTTATCTTGCTGAAAATCCATCACATATACAAGTGGTCTGCGATCATAGAAAGGATACTTCTCTGGAAATGAAGCAGTGTATGAGAAGAAACAAAGTTCTCCGATTTCTGGAAAGCGAGTCTCTGCAACTTCAGAAAGTTCAGTATATAATTCATTTGCATACCAATCTGGACTTGCATTTGCTTCTACTCGTGCCCTGTCTCTTATTCTTTCCCCGATAGTCATTTGATACCTAGATTATCTTCAGTCATTATTTTAAATTCAATGTTACGATCTGCACAGAACTCTCTTGCTGCTTCCCACTTTGCCTGATTGACTGCATATGTTTGTACTGAGTGAGCCCATGACTTTGTTCTTTTCTTTGGATTTACTTGTGGCATTTTCGTTTCCTTCTTTGGTTTTACCTCCACAACCATAGTTCTTTTCTTTCCTTTCTTGTCAATATATTTTAGAAAAAAGTCTGGAAAATAACGATGAATACGATTATCTACTGGAGAACGATACGGAATCCAAAATTCTTCTGACTGCCATTCACTTACTGTCTCATTCAAATCACAGTAGTTCATAAACTTTCTTTCCCACAAAGACCTATAAATAATATTTCGGGGATCTCCTTTATACTTTTTCGGGTATCTTGGGTAATATTTTCCTTTATATGACATACATATATTATCAGGATCAATTTAAAAACTATTTAGATGGCAATAAGATCAGAAGATTTATATCTCAGCATACCAAATGCGAGTCCAATATTTTCAAAACTTGCGATATCAAGTCAATTCAAGGTTTCGTTAGATCTTGTGCGTAGAAGTCAGATTGGAAATAATTTAGGACTATTTGAATACTTAACTAACTGTGGTTTGTTTAACGATGTAACTTCAACAAGTGAAAAGTATGATTTCTTATGTTCTCAGGCATCATTACCAGGTGCTTCCTTTGATATTTCGGAGGAGATGGGAAGTCGTCAAGGGATGATAGAAAGGTTTGCATCAAGAAGAATATATAATCAATTTGATTTAACATTTTATATTGATAATGATTATAATGTATTGCGTATGTTTGAAGAGTGGATGAATTATATCAATCCAGTTTATAATGAATCAAATGGTAGGTACGATGGATCTGGATCAAGTCAATTAAATGTATATCAAGAAAGAAATACGTATTCAAGATTTAGATATCCAGATGACTATCGTAGAATGATATCAATTACAAAGTTTGAAAGGGACTTTTTACAGAATCCAAATGATAAGAATAATACTTTTAAAAATATGCCACTATTGACTTATCGTTTTATTGATACATTTCCTGTGGATATTAATGCGGTTCCAATGTCTTATGATGGTAGTACTATTTTACAAGTTACAGTTGTGTTTAGTTACTTGAGACATACCATTGAGAAACATGGTAACGCACAACAATCAGTGAGAGAAAAAGTATATAATGGTCAATTGACGCAAGTAAATCCAACCGTACCAAGAAAATTTGCTAATGAAATAAGAACATCTTCAAGTGATCCAAATCCGACTGCCCCAGTTGGATACATAAGTGGTGGTATACCATACTATGGCCCATATCATGAACATATGGGAGTAAAGATGGTTGGTGAAGTGCATACTTCTGATATACCACATGCTATAATATATCCTACAATAAGAGAAAGTTTACCAGCAAGTTCATCATACACAGTCACAACAACTGATAGTGCACCTAGTGGTGGTGACGATGATGATAGTGGTCAGCAACAGCAACAACAACAGCAGTCAGACACTACGCCACCAGCAAGACCAAGTTCTTTATCTGTTACAACTGGGGCAAGTGATAATACACCGACAATTACAGGAACCGCAGAAGCAAATAGCACTGTAAAACTCTATGATGGATCTATTCTTTTAGGTGCTGCTACTGCAGGTGGTAGTGGTGCGTTTTCTATCACATCTTCAACTCTTGTTAATGGAACATATACCTTTACTGTCAATGCAACAGACGCTGCAAACAATGTTTCCACTAACTCCATCATTTCACATACAATTAATGTTCCTAGTTCTGGTGGAGATGATGGCGGTGGAGGTGGCGGTGGATATGGAGGAGGTTATTAAAACCCTGCTATATACAATACTGAATAAAATATTATGCCTTTACCACAAATAGCGACCCCGACTTATGAATTGGTTTTGCCATCAACGGGAAAAAAAATTAAATATCGACCCTTTCTTGTTAAAGAAGAAAAAATATTAATTCTTGCATTAGAGAGTGAAGATACAAAACAAATTACAAATGCTATTAAATCTACTTTAAAATCTTGTATTATAACAAGGGGTGTGAAAGTAGATGAGTTACCCACATTTGATATTGAATATATTTTTTTAAATATACGTGGAAAATCAGTGGGTGAATCAATAGATGTAGTTGTAACTTGTCCTGATGATAATGAGACAACTGTTGAGACTAAAATTTACATTGATGAGATACAAGTTAAAAAAGATGACAATCACAAAAGTGATATTGAACTGGATGGAGTGTATACTTTAAGAATGAAATATCCATCTTTAAATCAATTTGTTCAAAATAATTTTTCTATTGGTAGTAATGAAATTAGTGTTGATGATTCTTTTAGTGTAATTACATCATGTATTGATATGGTTTTTAGTCAAGAAGAATCTTGGTCTTCTTCTGATTGTACTAAAAAAGAATTGGATGATTGGTTAGGAACTTTAGATTCAAAACAATTCAAACTGATTGAAACTTTTTTTGAAACAATGCCTAAATTATCACATACAGTCAAGGTGAGTAATCCAAAAACAAATGTTGAAAGCGATGTGACGTTGGAGGGTATAACAAATTTTTTCGGATAGTCATGGCTCATATAGATCTTGAGTCATACTTTAAATTAAATTTTGCCTTGATGCAGCACCATAAATACTCTTTGACTGAAATTGAAAATATGATGCCTTGGGAGAGAGATATCTACTTAGGACTGTTGAATCAATACATTGAAGATGAAAACTTAAAAGCAAAACAAGCAAATATGTAAATGCTTAAACCTTTAATTGCTACTAAATCTATAAATCCTATAAGTAGAGGACTGTTCACTGCTGCAAAAAATAGTGTAGGTAGGGTAAAGGAATCAACTCAACAAATTACAAAGGGACTTAATAAAGATCAGAAGTTTCCTATGAATTATGTTGAATTTTTCGGTTCAAAGAAAACTGTAAAAATATTAAGAAAGAATTTAAAATCAGTTAGAGATTCTTTGACAAGTACATTTGGTTTCGTTAGTACATTAACAAAAACTGTAGGTGGATTATTTAAGAAGTTGGGGCCAGGTGGACTGTTTGGATCTTTAGTTGGTACTATTGGTGCAACTATATTTGGAGGTATTTTTGGTAAAGTTTTATTAGTCACTCTTGCAACATTGGCACTTGGTGGTATAGGAGCCCTTCTTGTGAGAAATGCACCACAATTTTTTAAATTTCTACGAAGTAATATTGCAAATTTAAGACCAATCGTTGAAGAAATTGTTGGAGATTTTGCACTAGGTAGACTCACAAAACCAGGAGATGTAGAACAGGCAAGAGTTCTTGATAAACAAGTTTCTTTAAGAGCAGAGGAAATAATTGAGAAAGATCCAGATATTGATCCAGATGTAGCATATAAGAAAGCACTTAATCAAACAATAGGTGTAATTGATAAAGATATAGCACAATTACGATTAGATAAAATTCAAGCACAAAAAGACGGAAAACCCACAGACGAAATTGATGGTGCCATAACTGCCTTAAAAAGAGACAAAAATTATTTAAGGACAGGAAAAATAGCATCTAAAGATACCACTGATGCTCTCACAAGAAGACTGCTGACTAGTATGTTTGGTATTGATCCACAGGGAGGTGTAGGATTTACTGGTTATAGTGGTATGAGTAAGGAGCAAAGATTGGATAGATTAAATCAAGTTATGAGAGATAATGATTTGGCTAAACTTAAAGCTGAATCAATGAGGTCAGGAAGTTTTGCTAATTCTGCTAGTAACGATAGACGAAGATTTAATTTAGATTTATTAAATGCAATAAAAGCAAAAGAGAACAAACAAGAATTTGGTGTAGGAGATCTTCAATCTGATTCTCTTAGTAATCAAGATCTTGTAAATGCAAATAAAGCAATTTTAAAAGAATTCAATGAAACATATTTAAAAATTAATCAATCTCCTAATAAACAATCAAATGTAAATGTTATTAATAAAGTAAATCCAAAACAATTTGATAACAGGAAAGAACCAGAAAAAATTGTGGGTGATGGTGCAGAAGGTGGAACTTTAAGTATGAAATTTCTGAGTGCATTAAATGAGGATTTAGCAATGGAAAGGAACACATCAAAAAGTGTGCTCAATGTATACATGTAGGATAGATAAATGTTATTTTCAACCTCACCAGTAAAAAGTATTTCTGAAAAGATAAAACCACTTTCAGAATCAGGAAAGGGTAAAGTATCAAGATTAAAGTTTGATAGAAAAAATGATTATAAAACTTTTTTAAATTTTATAAAGAAAAATACAAAGGATCTTGAAGAACAACAAGTAAAAAAAGAAAAGAAAACAAGCACAGGTGCGTTTGGAATTATAGGTCTGGGTCTTCTTGGTGGTGCTTTTGGTGGAGGGAAAAAAGATGATAATGCATTTAAAACTAGTTTTATCCCAAAGGCAATACAAAGAGCAAAGTTAGATGCTGAATCTGAAGCAAAGAAAAGGAGGGATGCCACTGCTGGCACTGGATTTACATCAGCAAGTAAATTAATTCCTAAAGTTATCACACAAAAAGCAAAAAGTGCAATTGTAAATCAACAAACATCTGCAGCAAACAATCAGAGACAATACAGAAATATTAGAAAGAAAAAATTATCCCTAAAACAAAAACAAAAACAACTCACTGCAGCAGGTGGTATAGACAGTAGAAATCAAAAATTATTACCTGACCAAGCAAAAAGTATAAAAGATAAAAAAATAAAATCAATAGTCGGTAGAGCATCACAAAGTGATGGCGGTAAGTTAAATAAATCCGATTTGGCAAAAATATTAGGTATTGATGAAAGTAAGTTAAACAAAACTACGGATATTGGTGCAGAAATAGAAGCATCAAAGATAACAAAAAAAGGTGATAATATCGTTACTAGAATTGGTAGGAAAGTAAAAAGGAAATTTACTCAATTGAATCTTCCATTCAAAAATACATCAGTTGGAGATGTCATGGGCACTGACATTGAAGCACCAACACCCTCAAATGTAAAGAGACAAATAACTGATCAAGTTTTAAATGAAACATTGCAAGGAAGAAAAAGAAGTGCAAGAGGTGCGTTTAAATCTCTTGGTCTTGATACACCAGAAGGACTTAAGAATAAAATAAAAGTAAATGAATTCATTGATCAATTAGAACTAAAAACTCAGGCAGAAGATATTGAATACGAAAATCAAAAGCAAGAAAGATTGAAAAACATTAAAAAAATTAAATCTGAAAAGATGTTAAACAAAAACTTAAATAAAATTACAAATTTTACAAATCGAGTTTTTAATAGTCCTGCATATAAATTTGGTACATTCATAGGTGGAATGATGGCTAATTACAAACTTGAAATAGTCAAACAATTACTAACACCAACACCTCTTGCTGATGGAACTCTTGAAGGAAAACCAGGTGTTAATAACTTTAATTCAGAACAATTTATGTTAGATAAAGAGACATCAGTAAATATATTTAATTTATCAGAAGGGAGAGAATCGATGATTCCATTTGATGCCAACGTTAAAGCACCTTTAGTATCT